CTTCTACACCAGCGCCAAGGCACCCGGTAAAATATTCGAACTTTGCGACGAAGGACACGCTCTTCCTGTGTACTGGGAATCCGGCATGCAGGACTTGGGCGTGAAATCCAGCGTGAAGTCGGCATTCATGGTGTACTTCCTCGCTGAGGCCGCGACACCGTTTAACTTGGTTCTGGGCATCCAGACGGACAAGAAGCTGAAGACCAAGATGCTGACGGTGAAGCCCGGAAAGGCCACCAAGATTGCCATCAATGTGCAAGGCAGGTTCTTCAAGCTGATTCTGTCCAGCAGGACGATTGTACCTTTCAAACTGGTTGGCGGCATAAAAATCGATATGGAATTGGATCCAGATTGAGGTGGTACAGATGGCTGAAATAAACCAGAATGTTTATGGCTACCAATACCAACCACCGACTCTCCCGGCCAATGCGAGTCCCGCATTTAAGCGCTACCACAACGAACTGATGGAACTCTTTGACCGCCTCTTCTCCATGAAGCTGGGCGGTGACAGAGTGAAGAAGAACGCCATCACGGCAGACAACATCGCCGCTGGCGCTGTGACAGCCGAAAAGATTGAGGCTGGCGCAATCACAGCCCGTGAGATTGCCGCCGGGTCGATTGAGTTCGCAGACCTGAGCGAGGACGCGACAGGCCAAATTCAAACAGGCATTGAGCGAAACCTCACGGACAGTACTCTTAAGCTTTATGCCCAGAAAACAGATGTGGATACGGCGGTAGGCGGCGTACAGGCATCTCTTCAATTGGGCATTGATGGCCTAGAAACCCGTGTCCAGACAGTAGAGGGTACTAGCGCCAATGTGGAGACATGGCTTACCTTCGGGACAGACGGCCTGACGATAGGTAAGTCCGACAGCGAATACAAAACCGTGACCGACAACAACGGCTACCACATCAAGAAGGGTGAAGCCGATGTTATCAAGATCACGGAGACTGAGACGGAGATCCCGGAGCTGCGTGTCACTCAGAATCTCTATCTCGGAACAGAAGACAACATCCACGTCCGGGCATACCGCTGCTACGGCGGGTATGGGTTTGTCAGAGTAGGGGCGGTGGTAGCGAATGGCGAGTAAAACAGCATCGTTTAGTCTCGGTAACCTGACAGCGTATCCCGGGCAGGATGTCCCGGTATCGCGCAGCTACTCCCTGTCCGGGACGAACGTCCGCAACATCCGGGCCACCTTGACCTGGACGGGCAGCGGCACAGGCTCTTCCCGTGGCACGATTGCTCAGTATCCCAGCGCGGGAAACAGAGGCAACGGCAGCCAGTCGCTCGATGTGTCTTCCTCGTTCTCCGGCGCTTCCGGGTCCTTCGCTCTCACATTCAGGTGTGCCGTCGGCCCGTACTATGCCTTCGATTATGCCGCCGTATCGGTGACATATGAGAGCGATGACACCACCTACGCCCCCAGCGCAGTGTCTGCAACAGCAGCAGACGTGGCGGGGCAGACACTGATAACGGTGGCAAACGCGAAGCTGTCGGAACTGTGGCATGCCATCATCATTGATTTCGGGTCGAAGCGAACCAACGTTGATATGGCCCGGGGGGCAGCCCAGGCCAACCTGACGCTTCCGTGGGAGTTCCTGGAGACAATCCCGACATCTTCCAGCGGGGTCGGAACGGTGACCTGTAATACCTTTTACGGTTCAGGCCCGCAGGACCCCAACAACGTCTATATCGGTACGACCACTTCCCAAATCACTATCCGCGCCCCCCAGAGCGTAGCCCCGGCATTCACGCTGTCCTGTGCTCACAACATGAACGGACATACGCTGACTCATGGCTATGTCGCCGGGATCAGCGGAGCGGAACTGACCGTCACGCTGGACACGGACACCACCGTGCCGCCGGGCAAGTACCGCACAGGCATTGTGAGAGCAGATTGGCCCAGCGGCTTTGTACCTGACTCTTCCTCTCCGACCACGGCGGCTTCGCTGTCCGTCATCCCTCAGGCAGGCCAGCAGACCTTCCAAGTCACACTGACGGATGAACGCGGGCTGCATACTGTTCACTCCGTAACGATAGATGTCAGGCCCTACAGCCGACCCGTGCTGGAGTCTGTGAATATCTTCCGATGCGATCAGAGCGGCAATGCCGATGATGACGGGGCGTACATCTCCGCGCAGGTCAGCGCAGCCCACTCAGATCTTGATGGGGACAATACTGTCCTTATCACGGTGACCTGCACTGACATTCCGAACTTCGGGACACTGGTTCTCCAGAACGGCGTGAAGACCGTAGAGAGCGTCCTCGGTATGACGGCGGGGCATTCGTACAGGTTTACTGTGACTGCCACCGACACGATGAGCAACAGCACCACCCGCACCGTGGTGGTCGCCGCGGCAACGATGTGGCTTCATTTCCGCGACGATGGCGGCGGGGTGGCTGTGGGTCAGCCCAGCACTGAGGACGGCTTCGAAGTACGCGCAGACTGGCCGTTCCGGGCCTATGGTGAAGAAGTCTTAGACCTGATCGTCCCGGTTGGCATTGTGATTCAGCTGAAGGATACACTGGATCCGGCCAATATCTATCCGAACACGGTGTGGAGCGAGATCGGCTCGGCGTCTGGAGGTGTGAGAACATGGCAACGGCAAACAGGTGCATAGTCTGTGGGGAGATCATCCCTGAGGGCAGACAGATCTGTCCTCGATGTGAAAACTCAGCGAACGAATTCTTCCCGGAGGTGGATTATGGTAAGCGGGAAACAGATAGCGCAACTGGCACACCAGCCCCTGCAAGATCATTGGGGGTACATCTGGGGCACAAGCGGGTGTAGCTGGACTCAGGCGAGTCAGGCCCAGATCGAGAAAACCACCAACGATAACTATCAGCTGGCGCGGAAGTACGGATGGAAGTGGATCGGTCGCAAGGTCTGTGACTGCTCTGGCCTTCTTGTCTGGATCGCCCGGCAGCTGGGGCTGACCATTCCGCACGGTTCGAACTCTATCTGGAAGGGCGAACTCAGCCGAAAAGGCGTGATCCAGGGTGACCCCCCTGTCGGTGCCTTCGTGTTCAAACTGAGGAACGGCAACGATTACTACCATGTCGGCGTGTATATCGGCGACGGTAAAGTGATCGAGGCGAAGAACACTTACAACGGCGTGGTGGAGTCCAAGCTGTCGGAGTGGTCACACTACGGCCTGTGGAAGCTGGCTACATTTGACGATAACGTAACTGCGGAGGTGATTCCATTGCAGGGCCGATGCACAGTCGATGTTCCGAATGACGGTTCCCTGAACGTCAGGTCTGCCCCCAATGGCAGTAAAACCGGGACCATTCGTGAGGGTGACCCGGTGACAGTTCTGGAGAACCGTGACGGTTGGTCAAAGATCAGCTACCAGTGTGAAGGGTGGGTTATGTCCAAGTTCCTGAGAAAGGAGGAACAGGCATGACAGCTGAAATCATCGTGGGGCTTGGCTCCGCAGTCATAACAGGCCTTCTGTCACTGGCAGGCGTGTATCTGGCGAATCGCAAGAGTGCGGCGCTCATTGAGTACCGCTTGGGCCAGCTGGAACAGAAGGTCGATAAGCACAATAAGGTAGTTGAACGCACCTTCGTGCTGGAAGGTGCGGTGACAGAACTCCAGCACGATGTGCGAGATTTGAAAGCGAGGTAATTGGTATGGACTGGAAACAGAAGCTGACCTCCCGGAAGTTCTGGGCGGCTGTGGCGAACTTTGTGACGATGCTTGTCATCGCCTTCGGTGCGACAGAGCATGTCGCTTCTCAGGTCACCGCTCTCATCATGGCTGGTGCTGGCGTGGTGGCATACATCGTGGGTGAGGGCCTTGCCGATGCGGCACATGTCGAGGACGGACAGGTGCTTTACACCATTGAGGACGATGATGGGGATGAAGTGGGTTGAGTATAACCCTAACCCGGCGAAGCTGAAACAGCACACTACTGCTGTGAGGAATAACACAAGGCTTATCACGGATTCGCTTACAATAGCTTTGTAGCTGGGAGAAAGTAAAGGAGGGAGCGTCTGGATGGTAATACAGAGAACACCTACCAAGATTGATAAGATCGTATCTCTTCGGAT